ACCCAGACCCGGAGACCTATCTATTTGTCTTTACTGTGCTACATTATCCAAGTTTGATGAGGACTTGAATTTAATTCCCCTGACACCACAGGAGTTAGAGGATATAAAATCCACTGATGCCGGAGCCTATCAAGTAATGATGAAAGCTGCAATACACATTACACAACTAATAAAAAAAACTAACCATGAGTGACACAATACCAAAATTCATTGTAGCAGAGGTCAGCAAAACCTGGATACCGGGAACACCTATCAGTGACTTACTAAGCCAGAAGTTTGAGAAGGTCATCAATGTGAATGATGAGAGAGGGTATAGCTTGAAGGAATGGAAGCTAAGCACCACTATTCATAATAATACACTGACTGAAACAATTATTGCCATCTTTGAAAAACAATAACCATGAATAAAGACTCAGTTAAACAACAGATGGATGACTATCCGGCACTTGATATTTGTGATGCCCTTTTTGAATGGGCGAATGAAAAGGATAAAATGACTATTCATAGGGGTGAGTTTTTGGAGTTGTCTAAAAAATTAGCTGGCCTTTTTGCTGCCGCCCCTGCATACAAGGGAGGGGATTGGATGGCACTGGTTGAAGCTAAAAATGAATACATAAAAATCCTATCAGATGAATTGGATGATGTTTTCGGGATAGCTCATGCACATGGTTGGAGAAGTAAATTAGCCAAAGAGGGTCAAGCGGCAAGAAATAAAATTGCAGAATTAGAAGCAAAGCTAACCCCCATCACTTAAAAATAATAACAATGACCAGAGATGAGATTAAAAAGCAGATAGTGGAGTATATGAAAATGTATGTACCAGATGGTGAGCCTATTGGTGCTGAAAAAATAATGCAATTAATTGAATCCGAATCCACCCCATACAAGGGAGATGAAACAACAATTAATAATTTAAATAGTACCGTTATGCGGTGGATTGAAAAATATATGATTGAAGATTACGGGAGACAAAGATGGAATAAAATGACCCGTGAAGAACAAGCTATAATATTGCAAAACTTTCTGAATGACCTCGTAAAAGCAATTGAGAAAATTCGTGAAATAAAACTTAAAACACCTATATGACTGATCTCAATGACATCAACAAGGAATTCATATTCCACCTGATTGACACCACATGGAATCATGCCTATCAGGATAAATCTGTTCCTTCAACTATCTGGGCAAGTGAAATACTTCAGGAGGCTATAACAACTTATGTGCCCCAGCAACAAGAAGGAATTCAAAGATTTAAAATGCCAGTAGACAAGCAACTGCTTGATATGGCACTAATATTCAATGATGGACACCTAGATCCTATTAAACTGGCAGATATGGTAGCCATGTGCCAGTTTATACTCTACAGGCTACATGAAAACGGAGATATAAACATTCCTTCATCACAAGAAAAAGAATAACAATGACACCAATGGACAAATTAAAAGAAAGCCTGAGAAAAATGAGCAATGCAGGCCCTATCAGACCTTACCCTTACCCAAAAAGAGATGATCCTTCTTCAGCACTAAGCATCATCACACAGCATACACCTGACTTTGTGGAGGGTGATGAGGATACAAGGAAGGTGGCTCACTTCAGTGATCTTGCCAGTTTACTGAGGATTGAATGGGTAAAGAAATTCACAAAAGTCAAAAACTTTCACCAACTTTCCATTAACCTGATCTCCTCTGATCACTGCTTGCTCATAGCTGAATACAAAGGAGGCAAGGAGTGGTATGTAGTAGGCTACATTACACAGGTAGGATTGGGATTACCTATATGGAAACCATCAACAAAAATTTCAAGATCATGAAACTGAACATCATTAACAGGACAGCAGGAAGCTATAATGAATCTGTAGGTATCTCTGAACAGAGGGCTGATGAGTTATCTGATCAGCTTGATGTTATCATGGCAGAGCTTACCAGCAGAAAGCAGACAGTGTATGTCTGTGACATCATGGAGCAGATTGCAAGGATAAGTAATAACATTGAGGAGGTCATTTACTGCACCATTAATCACTGCAATTGGGCTATGGTATCCGGAGGAATTGTATATTGCCCAACAAAAAAGAAGAGACATGACACCAAAACCCCTGGTAGTAACTAAGAAGGGGGTAGTAGTAGTGCTGGAATCCAAAGCTCTTAGATGCAGACCTACAGTAAGAGGGCCAATTTTTCTCTACACTAATATTAACTCTGAGGATACTACACTCTACTACCAGTACTCACATGAAATTGTTTTAATTGCTCACTTCAAAAAACTAAAGCAATGAGTAGATTTGACAGCGAAGAATTTGACAGGATGTTTAACCTCAGTAAGAATGATGATATCTATGAGGATATACCTGACATACCCGGAGATGAAGAAGAGATGGAAGCAGAGGTAAAGGAATTTGCAGCAATGATGGGTGAAACACCTGTAAAGGAAAAGGTCTTTGTTGCTGCTCCTGTGAACAGGAGTGGGAGATGTCCCTGCTGCAATGAGAACTGGGATGGAGGGGATATCTTTGAGGAGCTATCAAAACTTGACATCTTTTTCATGATACCTAAAGAGGCTAAGAAGATGGCTGAGAAATATGGATGGACAGAGTGGGAGAAGAAAAGATTCTCCAATGTGATAGGGGTGGAGTTTGAAAAGCATCTTCAAAAGACCAACATGGTACAATGTCCTAAATGCCGGCATGTATTCAATGTGGTAACTGGTCAGCATTTCAGGTCACTCAATGAGGCAAGGAATAATCTATATGAGTGAAAATGGGTATCTTTATAGGCACTGGATGTGTGGCAAATAAGGGTCAGCGAGTAGCAATACTTCTGGCCCATTTTCTTTTTTTGATTACCAGTTATTTCTCCTTTGGTCTGTTTTTCTTTCTAAGCTGTGAAGGTGTTGGTAGTTCCTTATCCAGAATCTTCCTGATTTCTGCTTCTCCCAAACCTTCTTCCTGAAGTTCAGCTCTTCTCTCTGACCTCTCTGCCTTTGATTGCTCAGTGGCCTTCTTAGAAGCTGATTGAAACCATTCATCAAATGGAGATTTCTTAAACTGTCTTTCAGATAGTGTCTCAAGTCCAAGTGAAGTGGGGTCTTTAAAAATCCCAGGCAGGAACATCTTCTTACTCTCCTTCCTGAATTTAGCTTCATCATTACCTATAGTCTCTATCCATTTCTTAGTCTCTTCAAGATACCTGATGACTCCATTGGAACCAATGATGGAGTTGTAAAGATCAGGTGCATTTATATACTGTCCAGCACCTTGAGATAACTGCATTAGCTTATTGGCAGCTATATTATGCTTGGCTCTTTCATCAGCCAGCTCCTTCTTAAAATCCTTCTTCTGCTGCTCAGTCATTTTCTTCATCAGCTCTTTTTGCTTCTCTTTATCATCATCCCACCATAGAGCCTTAACTATTAACAATCCTGCCATCCATGCTAACTGAAGAGATAGATCAGCCATGTTAGCTCTCATGTTAGCTGCATCCTGCTTGTCAAAGTTCTTCTTACCTACCCATTTTTCAAAGGACTTATCTGAACCAATAAGTTGCTTACCAGCTAATAGATTAATTGGCATACCAACTGCCTTCTTAAATAGCTGTATGTTAGTATATATGACTTCCTTGATGACATCAACTATGCTAAAAGACTGTCCTTTATTAACACCAAAAAGTCCTCCTGCAATAGCACCACCTAAGCCCCATATTACACCTGCTATAGGGCCAGAAGCTATAGTAGCTACTACACCAATATGTGTGAATGCACCTCCTGCTCCATAACTCCAATATTTTCCTTTATATCCTATACTACCAGTTTGAATATCATCTTGCTCAATAGCAAAGCGGGAATAAAGCTGCATAGGTAGCCATGTTTTAAACATAGCAAGTGCCTTGCCAGCAGTCTTGGATTTCATCATCATACCTCTTAGCTCATCATAGTTACCATGTGCCTTTACAATTGCCTTGTTTAAACTCTGCTTAAAGACAAGATAATCTTCTCCTTTAAGTTTCTCCCAATTGTTAATATTCTTCTCTGTTCTGAACTTACCTGTAAGAAGACCAGTCTTATCATCCATAGCATCCCATACACTACTCTTATTTCCATTCTCATCTTCTATCTTGATAGTTCTTAGCATAGCAATCATAAGGGGACTCTGGTTAAGGAACTCTACTCTCTGGTTAATTTCATGAGGCCCAGCCCAAGAGAGCTTAGAGGCAAAAGACTTATGAGAAGACTTCTGTAATTCATTTCTGGAATCCATTATCACACTGTACCTGTCCATCAGCTTCCTGTTTTTCCTTGAAGCCCCTGCCTCTATGAGGCCAAAGCTGACATTCTTCAGGATGGAAACCTTGACTATATTATAAGCCGGGAATATCTCTTTGGGGTCAAAGTGTTCTCCCATTGAAGCCAGTATCATATTGGAGGATACACCTTCAATAAGGTTGGTAGAGGCTGAGCTTACATTATAACCAAGCCCCAGTGTTCTTATCCATGCTATGAGATTATCAAACAAGGCTGTGGCAGTCCTTGCCCTTCCCATCCTGCTCTTTATCTTAATGAGTTCAGCTATCTTTTCAGGATCAGTTTCATCCTTAAGAAGGTCTTCAATATCCTTTAACTGCTTCTTCTCTTCTGAGGAGTATATATCAGAACCAAAGGATGGAATGGCCCTTTTAAGTGTCAATTTCTCTCTCTCCGCTATGAGACTTTTTAAGTCACTGGTATTAGGATTGGCAGCTAACTTTTCCTCAATTTCTTTTAGTCTCTTATCAATTTTCTGTATTCTCTCACTGGTGACTGCTTCCTGTCCATGTACACCACCATGCTTCAGACCATAGTTATCCAGTACTACTCTTTCAAACCAATCATCCATTTGTTTAATAGCATTAGTCCTGAGTCCATACTGCATGATCTTCTGATCAGGAGTCTTCTTATCCACTCCTATATTGGTAGTGGTAGGCTCTAAGATACTCTGGTAGTGCTTCTTCATGATCTGAAGAATAGGAAGAGCTTCCTGTCTTGCAGCATAGGCCATAGTCATATTGGAATAATACTTACATATTTTCCCCAGGTCAAAGCTCTGTGACTGCACTACAGAGTGTCTGGAATAGTCACCAATAAATCTACCTATCTGCACTGAATCACCTGTCCTCTCCTTTATCTTATCAAGTTTGCCGGCATTGATCTCAGCCAGTGAAATATTGACATGCAGGTATTCAGCCAGTGATAGCAGGGAGGAAGTACTCATGGAGGATAAAGGAATACTGGTAAATCTATTGATGCTGCTTATTTGCTGGCTCTTGGGTAAACCCTTGTTATATTGCTTCAGGAACTTACCTTTCTCAATAGTCATTCTGGCATCAATAGCTCCTTTGTTACCCTGAAGAAACTGGTCATTGACTTTGTAGTTAGGTCTTTTAGTAATAGGATCAAGGACAGCATAGGATACATCACCCTCCTTCATTACTCCAAAACTCATCCTTGCCTTCTCTATCATGTGTTTGAAGGGAAGCCACAGGGCACTCATCCAGCCTATATTCTTATCTGCCAGTATCTCAGCAGAGTTCTTCATCATAGCTGGTAGTGTATTAGCAGCCATACCCTGTTGTACACTGTAAGGCATATTTTCCCTGATGGTCTCACATACTTCAGCTACCACATCGTAGAACTCAGCTAAGTCAGTGTCACCTTCTATCTCTGCATAGGCTTTACTATAATATCCTGTAGAGGTAGTGGTATCAGTAAATGTATATTTATTGGTAGCCTTGTCTATCCCAATATTAACAGTATTCTTACGGGGAACAAGTATATTATAATTCATGAAGTTATTGGCCTTCTCTGAATTCTCACCCTCACCAAAGAAGACACCAGTAACACTATGATAGTCTTCAACTCCTAAAGTAGGATTATTGCTATTATCCCACCTGACAATGCGAAGTTTACCTTCAGCAGAAATATCAGCCTTGTCAGATACTCCTTCAATTTCCATTACTGTCTCAATAAAATAATCTCTTTGTGACTCAAAGCGGGCTAATGCATTCTTTTGCTTGGTGACATGCTGATCATAACCTTTTTCCCCCAGCACATCCACTAACTCTTTCCTGTGTGCTATAGCTTCAGCACTGGCAGCTCCTGATATTTCAGGAATAAGAGCAGGATTCATCATGATGGTATTCTGCCTCCTCCATCTCTTATGATCCTCAAAGGCTTTATTAACAGCTCTTGTTTTCTGTTTATAATCAAGATAGGTCAGGGCATCCTTGAACTTATCATCAAATTTATTAGCTACTGTATCACTGGCATCAAAGAACTCTTTGACAAATCTTCTGACCAAGCCTCCTGTTTCATTACCATCCTTAGTGATCTCTTTGTATAACTGAAAAGATGCTCCTTTAAGACCTATGATTCCAGATCCCCGCAGAGAGTGTCCTTTCTTAATAAGAGCCTTCTGTACTCTTGGACTCATATCATCAATAGTAGTAGCTACACCTCTTGACCATGACAGCTTCTCTTCAAATGAATTGGCAAGATAAGTGAACATGGCCTGTGGGAGTAAACCATTAGTGGAGAAGATACCCTGAGTGATATCCATAGTCCACATATCAATGAAGTGTGTATCCTTCAAGCCTGATTGATTATAGACCAGTTCTTCAAAGCTGAACTTCTTATTACCATAAGTCCTCTTTACAGAGTAATCATTATTAACAGCATTCTCCGTTATCTCCTGTTCTCTTTTATTAACAACACTCTGAAGGTCTTCAGCTTCCAGTCTCCATGCTTTGAATTTATTCATTAACTCAGCAGACTGTACATAGACAGTAGTAAGTTTACCATCTGCATCTTTCACAAACATCTCTTCTTCAGTGAAGAAAGGATTATCCTTACCCAGTTCAAATGTACCAGCCTTTGTATAGAAGTCAATTAATCTCTGTGCCTCATGTATATCATCAATATTGGATGAATAGGCCAATGCTGTCAGTCTCTCCAAATCTCTTTCTACATAAAATCCTATAGCATCAATATCCCTTAGTTCCTCAAGGTCTTCAATCTCATCCATTATTCCTTTCTTGTCCAGTTCATAGCTACCCTTTATCTGAAGCTCAAGTACTCTCTCCTGTTTATTCAATGCAGTTATCTGTTCCTTGGTAAGGTCTTGCTTTTTCTTATCACGCTTAACCACATCAAGCCTTCTGCGGTATTCCAGTAATTGAGTCCTCTTGAATTCCACAAAATTGGCAAATGCTCCCTGTTCAGGAGGAACACTATTAGAGACAGGAAAGAAGCTGAGATTACTATTATGCAGTGTTCCTGTATTGTTCATGATATGCTCCTGCTCTATCCTGTTGGCAGCAAAGGGTCTGGTGAAATCAGGATGCTTCAGGAGTTCCTCTTCTGTATATTGTCTTCCCTTGTAGTTATATGAACATGCAGCCATTTAACAAATTTTTTCTTGGTTACTTAATGAAGCTATGTAAGCACTGACTGATTCACTGGCACTGGGACTGAGATTATCACCTGTAGGCCACAGGTCATTTTCATTAAAATACCCACCTTCAGTGGTATCATTCATATCACCATACTGTGCCTGATAAGGATCAAAGCCATCCCTGATATTCTCAGCCTCAATCAATTCAAATATATTATTAAAAGCTGCCTCTGCTACACTCCCAGGTTTTATATCCACACCCATAGCAGTCAGTATTGCATTAATGATCTGTTTGAACTTGCTTAATGCACTTTGGTTTTCTCCTCCCATAGGAATATTAGAAAGATGAGCCTGAAACTTCTTATTGGTCATAGCCATAGTAATAAACTCCTTCAGGTTGATCATGCCATAGAACTGATCTATTTCTGCCTGAGTTATTTTCTGCTTATTAGCCATAGCAGCAGCTATCCTCTCCACCTCACCTTTTGGCATGCTATTCTTTACCCTGTTATACAACATGATAAGATTAGAGACATAAGCAGGAGCATCACTGGTCTTCACCTGTGGATTAGCAGTATCCAGACCATCAATATAAGGCATAAGCTGCCTGACAGTAACACCATGCACTACTTCATGCATAAAGGTATCTGCCAGCTTATCAGCATTGCTGAGTATTGACTCTTTTATATAAATGGTATTACCAGTGGCTTCATAAACACCAAGGGCTGTAGCATGTGACTCTTCCCCTATCATGATACTATCCATAGTGACCACCTTGATACCATCAACAAAAGGAATTAATTCTTTAGCCAGTAAAGCAAAAGGAGTTGTACTCTTACTGATATTAGTGACCATCTTTGTAACATCACCACCAGTCTTGATATCAAAGTTATTGGTCACTGTATCAGGATTCTCCTCTTCTATTATTGGTGCTGGTTTAGGTCTGAAGGCCATCCTTGTATTGATAGAAGATACTCCCATATCTACAGCAGGTTGGTATTCATCCATACCAAAAGCTCCCAGTATAGGAATCCTGACATACCTTCCAGTTGTTCCATCAAGCCAGTATAACTTGAACTTCTTATCCCCCTTCATTACAGTAGTGTCATAGACTGATACAAAGGTTGGCTTCCTGCCATCTATGAAAGTAAAAGTTCCATCAGGATGCATAAGAGCAGCAGCAGCCAGTTTCTTAGCATCATACTTGGCTTGTACTCTCTCAGGGTAGTGCTGGATATACTGCATGGTGAACCTGCTTACAAAATGCTTATCAGTACCATCATCCTTCTTCATTTTAAGACCCAACAGGGTGGAGTCATAATGAAACCTGTCATTATTTTTCCTCATGGCAAGGGAATAGCCCATTGCATTGAGGTAAGCTACAGGGACATACTTGGTATATTGTATGGCTTCCTGTACTGCATTACCAAGATAAGCTGCCAGTATCATGTCCTGTGCCAGTTCATCAAGAGTATACTCCTTGCCGTTAAAGGAAGGTAACTGTATCTTGCTTCCATCAGGATTTCTCTCTGTCAGCATCATTGACATAGAATCATAAAGGTACTGCTCATCAAACTCCTCTCCATCTGCATTGTTATACTTAACAAGTGAAGGCATACCATTCTTTTGGATACCATCAAACTCAAACCTGTTAAGTAACTTGTTGGTCTTGATATATTCATCTATGGTCTTGTCACCTATTGTATTCTTTAGTCCCTTGATATAAGTAGCCAGTGACCTGTTTGTATCAGTATCAATATATAATCTTGCCCTCTCTGCATTGACCTCATCATTAGTCAGGCCATTGCCTTGTTCAGCAGCTAAAAACTTCTTGACATTCTGGAAGATGTGCTGTTTCTTTTCCACATTGCTTAATTCCAATCCTTTTTCTGTAGTAGTGACACCTAATATTTCCTTGAAGACCTCTTCCATATTCTTGGTATCATAAGGAAAGAACCTGCTCCACAGGTTATAAGCCAGTGTGACTCCATTGATGCTGAAGCCTCCTGATAATGTTTCAGGTAGTACCATATACTGACCTATATCCATGTAACCCAGTTTTTGTAACTCCTGTAGCCTGCTGGCAGGTAAGCCTGCTTTGCGGATATAGTCCCCTATCAGGGCTGAAGCTCCCTGAATAGTGTCAGTATCCACTCCAAGTTTATTCAGCTTCTCCCTCTTATCAATGACATCAAAGAAGGACTTGCCCAATCCCTTGGAGTCTGTATTGATACTGGTCTGTATTCCCCTGACAGCTATACCATACTTTCTCATATCCAAGAACCTGTTAAGCACAGCTCTCTGTATAAGAGCATCAGGCTTCAATGCTCTGATACCTGTCCTGAAGTTATCATTATTCATCAGGTCAGAGGTCACCTCTTCATATTTAAGAGGATCAACATTCTCCCATGTCTTCTCAGGATCATACTTAGCAATCAGTTTATCTATTACAGCCTGTTCCTTATCTTCTGAAAACTCTGCCATGATAGAATTAATGTTCTTCATTTCCAGTACAAAGTCTCGTATAATAGGTTGAGATAAGAATAGAAATGGAATGGAGTCACCATCTGCTCCTTTATCAATACCTGTAAGCATGAACATCTTGAATACATCAAGGGTCATATCATTAAGGCCAACCCTGCCCATTACTTGCAGCTTTTCATTGTCCACTGCTATCTGCTGGGCTTCAGTTACTACCTCTGCTATATCCCTGCCCTTATCTCTTGTAGCAAAGCCACCCAGTTCAGGGTCAGAAGTAACTGTACCAAACCTCCATGTCTTGGGGATTTTTTTCTTTGCTCCTTCTTTTTCTGATGTAGGGTCATCTATCACTTCTATTAATGTGATAGGCTTACCAGATATTCTTGCCTGTTGAGCCATAGAATGGAATACCACATCCAAAGAGAAAGCACCAGTAGCTATTTTACCTGAAGCTCCTGATATCAGTTTGGCCTTCTGGTATTCATCACTTAAAGGAGTCCAGTAAGTACTATCCCTGTCAAGGTTAGTAAGCTCCTCAATCTTCATGGCTTGCTTCTCAGCAAACTTAGTATTCAGTACCCTTGCAATCTTAGCCTGTAATTTAGGATCAGGATTATTGAATACAGCATGGTTGATCTTAATAAGCTCATTCTGCATCAGCTTCTCATTGATCTTGGAGTTAAGCCTGCGGAGATACTTATTCTCTTCAAAGTCCTGTTCATCATAAGCTGCTGCTTCAAACAGGGTATTAAGAAGATGAGTTTCCCGTATCTTAGTCCTGACTTTATCCATTACATGCTTCTTGGCATTTGGGCCTTCAGCTTCCTCATACTCCTTTCTTAATTCAGCCAGGTCAGCCTTCTTCATTTCCCTGTCAGCATCAAAGAGTAATTCCCTTCTGTGCTTTTCCTGAAGCATTTCCAGCTTGCCTTCTTTAGTAGTATGTGTCCAGAACTGGTAGGAGTTCTCCTTATCCACATCAAAGTCCAAACCTTTTTGCTTAGTAAAGTTCTTGGGGACTATCATGAGGTCAGCACTCTGAGCAGGCAGGAAACCAGCTATCTCAATCTGTGAAGCTGATTGGTGACCTGATGTTGGAATTCTGAAGGACAGCATAGATAAGAGTTCCTTATCAAACATATCCTGCTTCAAGGTAAAACCCCCTCCTGCCTTTTGTTCAATGTAAATATACTTACCATCTACCTTCTTGAACAGGTCTATCAGATTACCATCAGCTCCTTTGAATTTAGAGGCCATGAATACCTGTGCCTTCTTCATGGTGCCACCTTCATCTACAGTAGAGGTCAGATGAGTACCATTCCATGCAGAGGTATAGATAATCTGTGATGTGTCAACTCCCTGTATGTTACTGGGGTATTCTTCATTTAAAATTTCTGCTAAAGCTCTTGCTTGAGAGACTTTACTGGAAGCAAACTTATCAGTAAGAGTTTTGTCTTTTGCTTTCTGAGCAAGGTCTTTTAATAATTCAGGATTTTCATTAAGATAAGTTTTCCATAGTTGTTTGTATTCTTCCCATTGCTGCTGTTCAGTTATATCTCTTAGAGGTTTTTTACCTTTACCTAATCTCCAGTTATCACCCTGAGTTCTATAACCTTTTACATCAAGTTGATAAGCTTCTTCAATAGTTCTGCCATCATTTAATTTTGCATATAAAGCACTAAATCTTTTATCACCAGCAGAAGATACTTCATAACTATTATCCTGATATCTTGCCCAAGTGTAATTACCAGTCATCTCCAGTTTCTTTCTGATAAATCCTTCTTCACTACCTACTACAGAAGACACTCCTGGGAATTTCATCTTGATTATCCTGTTAGTAATGATAGCATTGAGCATGCTTTCATACCTGTTGGAATTAGAGGATGCCCACAGGGGAAGATTGAACTCTCCATCAATAAGAGTTAAGCCTTCAATATCCTGCAAGGGATAGCCTCTCTTGATAGCCTCATTCTTTAACAAGTCCTGAAGTTTAGCCATTGACCTGTTTGCATTCTTGGGAATGCCAAACTCATCAAGGCCAAGCTCATCAAATAGCTGAGCTTTCTTTTCCTTGACCAGATTAAGAAACAGGTCATTGTACTCCTTATGTAATGAAGTTCCTGTTCTGGGTTCTCCATTGTAGCTGAAACCATTGAAGTTCATGATCTCATCCCCAAAGAGCAGCTTCATTAATTGAGTTCCCAGTGAGATAGTATCTTCTCCCTGCTTACCACTCTTGAAAGGTACATCCTGCTGTATCCTGAAGTTCTTTCTGTCAAGAATTAATACAGGAGAACTTTCCATACCAGCAGGTATATCTGCATGATCATTTAAATGTTCAGTGATAGTACCATCTTCATTCCATAAAGCAAGTGGAGTAGTTAAAGCACCAACCTTATTAGCTGATTGATATGAAGCTCTGACATTCATCTTGTTAGATTTTTGTATCTGCTCCATTTTAATTCTCAACTTATCAATCTCCATTCCCTTGGTGAGCTGAGGAATAAGAGGGAAAGATGAACACTTAATATATACCACTCTCATCATGTCCTGCTTCTCATCATGCATCCTTCCTGTATAAACAGGCTTCATAGGCTGCATGATCTTGGTGATAAGCTGTTGTTGTGTGGGAGTAATAGGTTCACCCTTCTCAAATATCTCAGCAGCCTCATTCAGTTGCTCTTGGGTAATATCCATTAAGCCATCACCATTTTTACCCAAGCGGGATAAGATATCAAGATGCTCCTTCCATGTAGTATATTCCTGACCATCAGCAGCCTCAATGTCCCTGTAAGCTGCTGCTCCTTCTTTACCTAATATCTTCTCAAGATATTCAATGTTCTCAGCTACCACACCTTTCCTGTCAGCAAGCATAAGCTGCAGGTATTGTTCCTTTGCTGAGTTAGCCAGTCCAGTTCCGGGAGCTATCTGGTTAGCCAGCCTCTTACCTACATTGGTGAAGACATCTTTGGCTACCTGTACATCATATTCAAGATCAGTCTTAAACTTAGCTCTTGTAGTAGTATCATCCACTTTATACATCTGTGCAGGGTCTCCAATGATTGCCATGAAAGAATTGGAATTAGCTACCAAACTATTGATAACATAGTCCATAGCTGCCATAGTAGCTCTTTGCCTATTATCTCCCCTGAATTTATCCATGTACTTCTTATCAAAGAATTGCAAGGACACTTTACCATCAGCATCAGTCTTGGTTATACCATCTGTTTCCCATACTTTAAGCTTCTCTTTTACCAAACTCTCTACATAGCTCCTGATCTCATTATTAAAACCTTTCTTAACTTCTTCATTCTGCTCTAAGAATTGGAGGTTAAAGTCAGCAGGCTGATTGTATATCAGGTCAACTAACCTATCTCCATTCAACCTGATTTTATCATTGAGTGCTGGCATATTCAGAAACATCTTAGCTCCTGCATCATAGGACTTGACATTAGTTTTATGATTTAATTCAGCATGTTTTATCATTCTTTTAAGCTCTGGCTTGACCACCTGTTCATAGATAACCTTAACAACTTCATCTGTTATACCACCATCCCCGTTATTGAGATCAGCATTCTGAAAATGAAGAACAGCAGTGGTTATCAGTGTCATCACTTCCTTATCTGACATGGTGGGAGAGAACATGGTAGCCATCCTCATGGCTATATCAGTGCCGGGATATTTATTCAGGACTGCTTTACTATCATCAGCCTGAAGCTCTACTTCTCCCTGTGTCATATCACAGAAGAATCCCAGTTTGTCAAGCTCATGGTCAGTGTCAGCCAGCTTGGTGATCCCAGTATCCTTATACAGCTTCTTCCCCTGCTGTTTAAAGGCAGTGAGACCTATATGAGAGACTTTGAACAGTGTCCTGAACTTAGGGCTGCTCTTCAGGCATTGCAGCCACAGGGAGGGACTTGAATAAGATGTGCTCATCAGGTTCTTAAGCAGGGCATGGTTATCAGGGTCTTTCAGCTCCATTACTGTATCAGTGATAGATTTACGGGCTGTAAGGGCAAAGATAGATTTACCAGCATCCCTGAAGGCAAAGGGAGAGATAGAAGTGTTATACTTGGCATCAACAACAGCCAGTGATCCTATTACAGAATCATCCAGCAGGTTATCACCTTCCTCTGTAAAATCATGAACTCCTTCCTTCTCTACCAGTAATTTTAACTTTAGATGCAGTATATGGAATAGTCCATTGCCACTGGTGAACAGGTCTGCTGTACTCCTCTTTCCATAGTTATGATACATACCACTGGTCAATATCTCTGATAGTGTATCAGGATGAAGTTCTATCCCCAATTCTCTCAACCACTTATCTACACTCTCATTGCTCTTTATATCCTGCTTGTCAATACTGGCTATCTTAAATTCATTGTCACTTACTCTTGTCACCTGAAAATCCTGCCCCTTCATAGAGAACTGCACCCTTGTGGTTTGACCAGTCAGGTTTTGATTAAGCCATGCTAACAACTCACCTATAGGCTTTATGTTCATGGTCTTGGCAGGTCTTCCAGCAGCTTTATCTGTAGCAGCTACAGCAGGCTTAACCTGATCCACAGTTGGCCTGTAGCCTGACATATCAAGTGGAATCTTGGTAAGGCCAATACCCAACCATGATTCATATTGCTTTATCAGGTACTTTGCCCTCTCCTTATTGAAAACATAGTGACCAGTAACATCATCAACCATTACTATATCCTTTCCATTTTCAGTTAGATTACCCCTCCATTCTTTCTCTATTGCATCAGCTACTCCACTTAAGTTAGTATCATATACTTTAGTAGTCCATGTTCCAGTCATCTTATTCTCAGTGATCATGACAAACTTCATCCTGAGACTGGAGTTATCCATTGCTGTTACAAACTGGCTCTTCTTCTGGTTTGTTGTGCTTTCAAGTCTCCTGATAACTTCAGCCATCCAAGGTACAGTCTTAACATGAGTCTTCAACTTGGCTATCATGGTATCAAAGTCAGCAGGTGTATCAGCCAAAGCTGTCATTAATCTTCTCACTACTTCATCTGAACCAACATAAGTATCCAATCCCAGGAACCCTTTCATTATCTTACCATCCTTGTCATACTCATTTATCTGCCCAAAGAATCTTCTCATAGAGTATGTCAGCTTCTGTTCAGGAGATTCTGTCAGTACATTAGTGGAGAAATCACCACCAAATAAAACCTCTTCTTCTGTTGAATTGGTTTCAGGGTTCTCTTCACTGGATTGCTGATCATTCTCTTTCTCATTGGTAACCTTGTCCTCTGTTATTCCAGTGTACTTGGCTACCCTGTTATAAGCCTCTTCCTGTAATACATCAAAGCTCTCCCTGACAGCTTCTATCTGGGCAAGTCTCTTCTCATAAGTAGCTATGTTTGATGTCATCTTTGAATTAGCAAACTGGGGAAACTTGGCTATCAGTTCTTTGGCAATTCTAACTTCTTCTTTGTGATGTGTTTCAATAGGAGCTATAGTCTTATCAAAAGCTGCCTTCACCTCTCCATCCACCATAGTCCTGCTTACTGCCACACTATCCAAGTCCACCATTGCAACAATCTGGTTATATATGAAGTCCACTATATCAAATTGCTGGTCAGGAGTAAGACCTGCTATTCTTAATAGTGACTCTTTTACATATTCTATCTGTGCCTCTGTCATTGGAGTAGGTGCATAACTGGCTTGTGGAGCAAGATCAGGTAACTTCTCTCCCTCATTAAATTCCTTACCCAATCCTTTCTCAGCTCTGGCTAACCATTCTGCCATAGCCTTCTCAGCCATCTCTTCAGCACTTGGCCCTTCAAGTTTAGGTTCACCGGGAGGAGTTACTTCCTCTTCTTCTTCTACCACTGTCCCTTTTTTAGGTGTCTCCACTTCTCTTTCCTCCTCCATCTTCTTAGCCATCTCATCATTAGTAGGAGCATGTCTTTGCTTATCCAGATTTGATACCAGATCAAAAGTGATCACAGGCTGTATATTGGTTACATAATTTGGCTCAGCAGCAGTACCAATATTATGAGACCTCACATTAGTCTTGATCCTGTCAAGCAGGTAATCCTTATAGCTGGGAGAAGTTTTATTAGTGGTATATTCAGCACCTATAGTGATGATGGGCTTATTAGCATTAAGATTGGGAAGATCAACATTCTGTTCAAAGTAATCAAGGATACCTGACTTTGCAAAATCTTCCACTACCTTGTCAATGATTTTAGGATCAGTGACATTAGGATTGATATACTGGGAACCCACTCCCTTACCTTTAGCATTGGTAAAGGAATTCTGTCCTGTTCTCCCAAATATAATATGTCCACCCTGCAAAGCAACAAAGGGAGTTCCCGGAGCAAGATTAGCTCTTGCTGCTCCTTCAACTACCTCTCCATAGGTCTGATTAACTCCAGCCTTTGTCTTTGAATTGAATATCAGCATGAAGTGATTGAGATAAGCTTCAATACCTGCTGGGCTATAGATATCAATACCCATCTCTGTCCTGATAGTATCTACTACAGCCTGATGCTTGTCAGACTTCTTAGGATTACTTCTATGGGCATATATATAAATAGCCCTCAGTACAGAAGCTCTTGCATCCTTATCCAGTTTATCCCTGAAGGTTGGGAATCCCATATAGGTCTTCTTGCCATCACTGTTGGTTCCATATCTTCTTACATCTATAATTGCCCCCTTCCTGAAGTGCTCAATGTTCATAAGTACATCAGTATCATTAGGGAACCTGACACCTAATTCTCCTCTTGCAGTATTAAGACTGGTTGCTGTCATAGCTATGGTCAGCTCAGTGTCAGGATTAGCTTCACGAAGAGTGATATTATTATATTCAGTACCCTTGTTGGTCTTTAGTCCTTCAAAGGTGGTTTGACGTTTTTCAGTGATCTCAATAGGAGTTGCTGCTCTCCTGTCAGCCAGCACAGCTTCCCTGATCTGTCTTGTATGAGCAATGGCATTAGCCATAGCCTGAGAAGAATCCTGATCAAACCTTTCAGGATGATACCAGCCAACATCATGTACAAAGGCAAGACCCTTCTGGCCTGAGAGACTTTTACCCTTATCATAAATGATCATAGGAATCTTGTCAAGGTACTCAGGTGAATCAGGAGTAATGTGAGGATTCTGTGCCAAGTACTGCCCAAAGGTGATAGCAGTTCCTTTAGTGCCATCTGGATTAAACATAGGAACTTTAATCTCAAGGTGATTAGCAGGAATCATGATCTCCATTGCAGTACCTGCCACATACCTGTCAGGGTCTAGCAATTGCAGGCTGTCAACATACTCTCCTACATTCAATTCATCAGCAGTATATTCAAAGGAAATCTCTATTCCCTCATCAGTCTGTGTCCTGACAACAGTGGCAAACTTTGTAAGGAAAGCAAACTTGGGTGAAGACTCATTAGTAACATAAACTCTCTTACCCACTTTATCTTTATAGAAATACTTGGGTTGACTATTAGGATCAAATTGAGTTTGCCCATTAGCTTTAGCCTCCACTGGTGCAATAGTGACATCAGTAGCATCACTTAATTTCTTGTTGGTATTAATCATTCCCCTTCCACTCTCCACAAAGTCATTCATAGGATCACCAAATATCTTGGTATAGATAGAAGCATAATCCTGTGGGGGCATATTGTTCTTCTCCCAACCATAGACAGCAGCATTAAAAAGTTCATCAGCCACACCAATCCCCTGAACCTTTGCAATGTGTCTTATCAAATCTTCAAAGTTAGGCTCACCACCAAGTCTTGCTATCAGTCCTGCAACACTGGTAACTACTTTATCCTTTGTCTCCTGTGGTGAACCTTCAATATCAAGAGGCTCAGGGGCAAAGCTGGTAGAAGCTTCAGGAGACATGGAACCTAAATCCAGTTTAGTCCCTCCTGTATCTTCAGGATCACCAGTAGTCTTCTTACCCTTCATGCCATTGATGTAGTCATTGTCTGCACTGAACATATCAAAGTTACTTGATACAGAAGAAGCATTCTGTTGTGCTACAACAGCCTGAGCAGCTTCAGCAGCAGCTATCTCACTCTCCTTCTTATTAGCAGCTTCCGTCTCCTCTGCTGTAGCACCCCCAGGTTTATTAGCTGCCGCATCCTTGGTATTCTGTACCTGTGCTCTTGTCCTAGCCTTATTAATTGATTCTTTATTTCTTTGATCAAGGTATTTGGGATTATTCCACAAAGCAATATTTTTCCTCTGAAGTGCTATGGCATTCTCAAGATGAACGTTATCCTTATTTAATCTCTGGTAAGCAGGACTTGTAAGTGCTGACCTGATAATGTCACTGTCTTTCTCTTTTTCTTCAGCAGCATAAGTATCATCGGTTGCAATTTCCTGTAGCCTGTCATTGATTTTAGTAAGTTTAAGTTCATTACTCTTGATCAGGGCATTTATATTATCTCTCTCCATCTGGTTCTCTGTAGCCCTGTGCTGTTCTGTGAGTCTTGCTCTTTCAAGATGAAGACTGAGTAAATCATACTCAGCTTCATATTGCTCCCTTCCATAACTTGATAACAGGTCATATTGTGTGAGTTTGGTTTTTGCTCCTGCCAGTTTAAGGTCATGCTGTGATTTCTCCTGTAATAATTTATTAAGCTGGAAGTGATCTGAAGTGACTTCAGGAACAAAGTTCTTATTGTATTTATCTTTAACTGAATCATAGATGGCTTTTAGTTCATGAGCATCATCAATACTATCCTGAAAGTTCTTCTTCACATATTCAATCTGCTCTGGTGTAGGACTTTCAAAACCTACATCCTGCAAGGCTTCAGCTTTTCCATTGGTCACATCATCCAGAGTTCCCTGCAGGTATGCTATGTGAGCATTAAAGGCAGTATCCTTATCTGTCATAGCATCATAGTGAATACCTCCCAGTGCTTTCTTATTCCTGAATTGCCTGCGAACTATATCAGCTTCCTTATGCTTGCCTTGTTGCTGCAATAGCATTATCTCCATTCCTATTGCACTATCCATCTTGCCTACATTCTTTACATAGTCATTATGAAGTTCATTAAGCATCCTTGTTCTGCCTCCATCAATGGCCTTGTTAGTCAGCTTCATAAATCCTCCAATGATAGGAGAACCAATTACACCACCAGCAAAGTTGTTCCAGAATTCATCCTCTCCTACTGCTCCTCCCACTCTGCCAAGGAAAGTGGTAGCATCATCCATACCCCCCAGTACTCTTGCATAGTGCTTACCTTCACTGGAGGCTATATATTGCAGTCCCTCTTCAGTACCTTCTGTTAAACCTGTTACACCAAACTGGGTTGCTCCTCTTAAATATTTATTACCAATCTTAGCCAGTCCTCTTTCAATCAACCCTGTACTTGAACCACTGATAGGATTAAATACCATTGTCCTGTAGCCAAGGATATCCAAGGGAAGAAGAGCCATGTTACCCATGTAAGTCCTGTCAGCACCAGCATTGGCATATTCTTCTACCTCCTGTGCAGTGTACTTGGCACTACCATCAGGATTCTTCATAGCTGTCATCTCATCAGTGATCTCCTTGTGAGACATCATAGCTTCCATCCTTGATTCATTGGTTCTGCTGAGAACACCATAAGTAGTGGCAGCACTCCTTAAATCCTTGACCCTGCTTGCCATCTTTGCTGCTGCTGCTACACCTTCAGTATCCCTGACCCTTTTAAACAGGCTTGCCAGCTTTCCTAAAGCTGCTCCTGTTCCCAGTCCCATTGTAGCTCCTTCTATAGCTGCTGTCTGAAGTAAAGCAAATGCACCCATACCCAAGCCTGTACCTGCTGAAGCTGTCTGCTCCATAAGCCAAGCAAAGGAACCGGGTTCAAATTCTCCGGGATTAACTCTCTTGATTTCATTATTGCGGGCTACACCCATAGCCCATTCATGCATATCCTCAGTGGATATTCCAAACAGTTTACTCTGGTAGTTATCATTACCCCATGAAGCTACATCAACCATGTTAGCTACACCCTGACCAAAACCTGAAGCAAAGTTTGCTCCAAGTTGTGTAAGACCCCTGCCTAACTGTTCCATCTTACCCTGTTGCTGGGCATCCATTGTCCTTAGTGTCTTTGGATCATCATACACAGAAGGATTAACAAGATTGGGATAGTCTTCAGGATCAAACCTGCCCAGATTTCTTGAAGTCTCCTTTGCAGTGACATTTCCAAAAGTATTAGGAACACTGTCAGCACCACCTAAAAAATCTTTTGCCTGTAAAGGCTCCTTGCCATAGGTTTTTGTTGTCATCTCATTCTGGCTCTTTGTTGTTTTAAATACTCAATAAGGTCTTCCTTACCATTGAACACTCCCGGAATACCTGACTTAGGCATTGCATCTCTGTCTCTAAGCTGTCCTTTAGCAGGATCACCCAATGCAATTAACTCTCCTCCCAATGTTCTTCTTGCAATGATATGTTCCTGTCCATCTTCACCCCTGTAACTTGTTATGGTAAGTGGTATATTCCTATCCCCATTCTTAATAGATATACCATACGTGTTAGAGTCCTTGGTTCCTGTAGTTTCCAATGTCTTCTGCATACTTGGTATCATCAACTGTCTTCTTATGTCATTACTTTCATCATCCATTAATGAACCAGCTATCTCTCTTACATCAGGAGATTTATCCATCATCATCCTTTGTCCCACTATCTTTTGAACTTCAGGAGTAAGCTCAATATAATAAGGACTGGTATTTAATTTTCCATTAGGGTCTTTGAAGGTAACCTTCACCATTGCACCACCAGTACCAATGTTAGTAGTATTACCCACCATTTCAAACTTTGTTTCAACATTTTCATCTACTATATATTGTTGCAGGTTCTTACCACCTACATTATCCAGTGTTACATTGTAAGTACCATTCTTACCCTTAAGCTCTGCTCCCCCAGGATTTATTCCCCTGTTGGTAAACAGTTTCATTCCCTGAGTATTAGCAAATACAATAGAACCTATGGCCTTGCTGTCCTCCTTACTAAGTAGAATAGACGGAGTATCTATGACCTGATATTTCATATCATTCATTACATTATCTCTTCTTTTATCCACCTTGTTCTTCACTGCCATATACTCTGTAAGCTCATCTTTCTTCTTTCTGTGTTCAGGTGTACCTATTTTCTGCCAGTCAGCAAACCATTTGGTCATCTTATTAGCATAAGCACCACCACTGGCAAATGGAGAATCCTGTGCTGTACCTGCAAGACTTTCAGAAAGAGCTATGGCATCCCTGTCATTCTCATACTTCTTATAAATATCTATCTCTCTCTGTGTTAAAGGCTTATCACCAGTTACCATTGTCTTCTCATTATTTGCCAATACAGCTTCAGTAGTTCTACCATACCATTGCCTTGTCCTGTCAAGATCAGATTGTATAGTGGGTAACTGTTGTTGCAGATCCTGCTTCCTGAGTTTCAGGTTATTATAAGTGTTCCTTTCATTTACATTAAGATCAGCTTCTCTCCTGTTACCCAATAGCATAGCTTCCTGTGCCTGAATATCCTTCAACTCTTTATTGATACCAGCTATCTGGTCTTTCTTATTCATGATATCAGAAGACAGACCAGCATTAGAGAATGCATCAACCTGTAGACCTGTCTTTCTATCTGTAGTTTTCTTTTCTGCAAAAGAACCTGTAGCCAGCCTGCTTACAGATGATTGATCAGGTAATGCAACTTCGGGTCTTGTTCCACCTAATCTTACTTCTCTTGACCAGTTCAGTTCAAGATTATCATTGTGTATCTTCTCCCTTGCTGCTATATTAAGTTTGGCAATATCCATAGCATTCTGCAAGCCAGCACCAAATCTCTTATTCCTGCCATACTCCAAATACTTAGTTGAGCCAGCAGCATTGTTCCTTAATTCCTGAAGGTCTTCAGTTTCACTCCAGCTATACTGTCCAAGAAGACTCTGTACCATAGGTGCAAGAGAACTCTTCTCATTCCAGTTTACCTTAGTCCTTTCCTTCAGGTCAGCCTCATACTGGTCTAGTTTAGTTTGAAGCTCTGCTTTGATAGCCGGCTTCTTTTCTTTGGCTATCATTCCCTTCAGATTATCAATATTCTTCTTCTCTGTTGGTGATACATCCACAGCCCCATAACTATAAGGAGCAATATAATTACCCTGTTCATCAAATACTCCCTGCATAAGACCTACAGTTTGTCTTTCCCTCATGTAGTTTTGATACAGTGGATCAGTTAGTCTTCCAGCAGCTATAGCCAGTAACCTCTCAGGAGTGACTCCCTTCCATTTCTCTGTTTTATCATCAAAATAAAACTCCTCACCTGTTACTGCACTCCTTTTATACTTCTTACTATCAGCCTTGATCTTTTCCAGTTCCTTACTTATCTCCCCCCTGATATCAATCTTGGCCATAGGAGTAAATAAAGCACCAGCAGTACCAGTGTATTCTCCTGTGGCAGGATCATAACCAGTACCTACCCTGCCTCTTGCTGCTGCCTTCTCCCTGTACTTGTCCCTCATATATCCTTTATAAGCTCTTGCCTCATTGGGGTCAAGACCTTTACCTGTCTTTGCATATTCCTTTACCTGTTCATCAATGGCATCATTCACTGCCTTGAATTCACCATGAGTCTGTATTATCTTTGAAATCTCACCTGTCTTGTAATCAGTTTGTATATCCCTTGATAATGCCCTGATAGGTTCTTGCTGCTTTCTCCAGTTGGCAGGATCAACTAACATGGCCTTAACAATATCATCAGCCTTCGTGGAATACTGATCAGCTATTCTTTTGGCATCCTGCTCATCATCTATATCATGAGCAAATGTAGTTCCCAGTACCCTTTGCTGTTCAGTAGTAGCAAGCCTTTGATTAACAAATGTATCATTAGCCTTGATCACTCTTTCCATAAGAGGGACATTCAGCTTGTACATATAATCCAGGGGAGTTGCACTAGCTGTCTTGTAAAATCTAGCCATAATATGTTAAAGGGATTTATGTTCTGTTTCTCTTGTTGATCACCCTGCCTTCATTGTCATATTCAAAGTATTCAGATAATTGTCCCAGTAGAGTTGCATCAACCATATTGCTTCTTGAGATATTCAGGTTCCTTCCCATTGCCTGTCCAGTAGTGCTGATATCAGCAAGGTTTCTTGCCATGTTGCTATAGTAATTATCCCTGTCACCTTTATCTTCCAAGTCTCTTTTATCTTCACCCATCATCACTCTTGTATCCTGAACATTCTCCAACTGGGCCTTTTGTCCAAGCAGGTTCATCATCTGTGTAGTGAAAGCATTAGTAGCTGCTCCCCTTGCTTTGCCTGCCCCTGACTCTGTGAGAGTATCCATAGCCCTGATAGTATTTACTGACTGTGCAGAGTTCCTTGCCCTATTCCTTGAAGCCTGTGCAGCAGTATCAATATCAGTTAAGGCTGATGTCCTTAACCCTGAAGCCACATCCTGCGCCTTCTCATTGGCTTCAATAGCTTCTCTTCCAAAGCCCTGCCATCTATTAACATTTGGCCTGTTACCTCTTGCATTAGCTCTGGTGTTCATAATTCCTGATATAGCACCAAAGGCACTACTGCCCATGCCTACATAATCTCCAAGAGTAAGGTCTCCGGGTCTTGAAGGTTCTTTAGCGGGAGCTGTATATCTTATAGATGGAGTCCCGGCTCTCCCACTTATAGTAGGAGTGCCAACAGTGAAATCTTTTGTTGATGCTGGTACTCTTGTAGGTACACCTTGTGTTGCTATCTTATCCAATCTTCTTGGAATTCCAGTCCTGTTAAGCCAGTTACTTGCATAACCTGCATAGTCACTATTGACAGGAGGAGTAACAACAGGAGCTATTGTTGGTGAGCCAGTCATATTAGGAACACCAAAATTATATGGAGCATTGGTAGTTGATGGCAAGCCTAACCTATTACTCATGTATGCAGCATAAGGATCATTGGGATCAACATACCCTCCAGTCTGATATTGTGGTCTTACTCTTCCACCATAAGCAAAGCCCTGTCCCATATCTTCTGCTTCTACCTCTTCAGCAGGAGGAGCAACATTTGCAGAAGCAATTTTCTGGATAGCCATATCCTTTTCCTCTTCCATCTTGGCTACCTCAGTTGTCCTCTGTATTGTTCCCTGTAGTAATTTATCAAAAGGATTAGCCTTGGCCAGCTTACCCAGTTTATTCATCTGTCTTTCTCTTGACAGCTTCCTCTGAGCCATTGTCTTATTATCAATCTTTATCCTGTCAGAATAAATCTTTGTTCCATCTGGTACATCAAGGTCAACACCACCCTGAGCATGAGATGGGCCTGATACCTCTCTTGCATTTCCTCCCGGAGGCTGTACCACTTCTTCACCTTCCACTTCAATTCCTGAAGTTGCCCTGCCTCCATAAGCTAACTTAGGACTACCTGCTGCTATCCATTTATCATATCCACCACGTCCATATTTTTCAAAGAGCTTTATCCTTTCATTATTTGTCATGTTGATAATACCTGTTCTCTTGGCTTCATTGGCATCAGCAACTTTCTTACCTGCTATCTTCTCTGTAAGATAGTCCACTGAATTACTGACAGCTTTACCAGCAAAGGGTTGTAGCATACCTACTGCTCCCCTACTTAGTTGTTCTTTATTTCCCCTATAAGCTCCCTGTGCCATATCCTTAGCATCCAAGTATTGTTCATATATAGGGAGGAACTGAGAAGCTGTACCCATGAAAGTCCTACCATTTGTTTTCTTTACAGGTGGCTCAACTTCAGTCTCACCACCATAAGCATGTTTCCACTTAGAAGCATTCCTTGCAAAGTTGGCTCTCTTCTTAAGAGTGCCTGAAGCATTGGGATCAGCCAATACCTTCCTTGCATAGGCTTGCACACCCATGCCTGCTCTTTTAGCAGCAGCAGTGAACTTACCCCTGTTCTCCTTCTTGATATGTATGCCTCCATATTTAAATAAACTTGCTACTGGCCCTTCTTCTTCAGGTTCCTCTTCCATGTCCATTTGCTGTGCAGCCTGCTCATCACTCATTTCATCTTCTGCATATTGATCCTGCATAGCTGCTTCATCTGTACCCATATCTCCCATGTCTTCTGACTCTCCTTGTTCCTGTAGCATCTGGACAAGCTCTTCCACACTGATACCATTCTCATCTGCCATAGCCTGAAGCTGTGCCATTTGCTCTTCATCCATGCCTGACATATCCATGCCCCCCACTTCACCACCCATAGCATAAGGGCTTACCATGCCTCTCATAGCTGCTGCATTGACTAAAGGCTCTTTGCCATATTTAGTTCCACCACCTTCAAATGCACCAATGAGAGCATCCAGTATTCCGGGAGCTTGTTGAGCTAAACCCAGTGTTGTTTGTTGACCTGCACTTAGCTCACCACCAAGTGCAAAAGCTCTGGGTACTCCAATGGGATTTACAGCAGCAGTGGCATTAGGATTAGTCCTGAACCTTGGTGTCCTCAGAACAGAAGGATCAACATCCACAGGATCACCTGTAGTTGGGTCAGTGTACCAGAAGAGTCCCTGATCACTTTCAAGTTCAACTCCCTTTGGCACTTTGGTAGTCAGGGTCTTAGTGGGCAATGGCACATAAGGAGTACCATCAGGATTTACATACTGAACTCTTGGGTCACCTACCCTTCTGGCTGCTATTGTATCATCACCAGTAAGAAGTCCCTGCTTCTTGGCTATCCTTCTTGCCTCTGCATTAGCTGCTTCTACTTCAGCCTGAGTCTTATATGTACCACCTCCACCACCTGTAATTGGCTCTTTACCACCAAAGGCATATTTCTTTCTGGGTGCTTTTTTCATGTGGGAATAAGTTGAGTTAATTATCTGGATGAATTCTGTTCAGTTTCAAGTGAATAATTCATAATCAAATTAACATAATCGAAGCTATCAAATTTTAATCTGATTACAACATATTTGTCCCTAAAGTTTTGTAAGTCCTGCCAAGGTTTTGCCAGACTGATAGAAGCAGGGTTTACTACTTTGTCAATAGGATAGGTAGATTTAATAGCATTCCATGAGGAATCAAACAGTGGTTTATCATAGTCTATCACATAGTCTCTCAGGTCATTAATATTCCAGTTCTTCTCTTTTTTAGTGATGAGAACAGTTCCCGGATTATTAATGATCTGTTGCTGTAGCCAGTTATAATTATCAGGCTGTGTGTCTTTGACAACCATGACCTGCTCTCCTGAACTCTGCCTTCCATTCCATGCCAGTATCTTATTGAAGGTAATATAGTCCTGCTCTACAAATTCATTCTTAGCTGCATCCCATGTGTAAGCTCTTGTCTGAAGAGTAAGGTCTTCAGTAATGGAAGTGCTTAAGGGATTATTATTATTGACATACTCAACAATAAAGGGGAAGTAATAAGTGTAGAAGGTCTGGAAATGATTCTCCCTGTTATGCTTCCAGATACCATCAGATGAAAAAATAAAGGAATACAGGTTACTCTTGCCATGCACATAGTAGTTAGGCAGGTAAGGATGCCAGCCTCTCCATTTATTCCTGTGGAATGAATAACTCATTGTCCATGATCTGTTCTCAAAGTAGTCCTGATTATCCAAGTGAATAACAGTACTGCCCTGATAGAATAATCCATCAGTGGAGTTATAGGCGAATACATTAGTGGAGGGTATGGCTTCAAGCAAAACCAGGGTAGCCAGTTTGTCTGGGACAACAAGGTAATCCTTCTTGGTCAGCAGTATTCTTTCATACCTTGAATCAAAGGCTGAAAGATATCCAGTGCCATCCCTGTTAGCAGGATTGTTCCTGTTAGCAAAATCAACACCCAGTTTCACATAGAGTTGATTGGAGAGAAAGGACTTCAGGTTATTCTTGAACCAGTTCTTATTGCCTTTGGTAAGGTCATTGAGTTTATCACTATGCAGGTAAATCTTACCCTCAATCTCGTCAATGAAGAATACTCCATACTTAGTCTTCACTGTTCCCCACTTATGCTGAGTACCACCTGAACCATTATCATCATCCACTACTTTTCTTGGAGGCACACTAAAGAATTCACCAGTGCCTACAAAGGAGATGATCTCCCCTGTCACTCTCTCCTGATTGTTTTGAGGCAGATGCCACAGGGCTTCCTTGGTGTGAATGAAGAGATTGTTACCCAACCTGTATGCTTCAGTGATCTCACCATGTTCCCCTTCAATGTCCCTGTAGTTGTTAGGGAGGAAGACCCTGTAGTTATCCACCCTCTCTTCCTGAAAGGATTGTTGAGAATACCAGACTCGCATAGGGAATGTCTCAATGTTATCAGAGCAGCAATCATATTCAAGGGGGAGATGTATAAAGAGCTTTTCCTTATTGAACCTCATGTAGTCAAGGTTCATATCATAAAGCTCTGCTGTGGCATACCCTTTATACATTCTGCCAGACCCCTGATCTCTATCTATGGTAGTTAGTTTTTCAATGAGGTAAGTCCTGTAGCCAGCTTCATCATAGGCCACAGGAGCATCTATGAAGTCAGGAACTCCACAAGTTAGTCCTGACCTTAATCCCACTGGTACAGCAGATTCAATGAACAGGTTAGATACCCTGTCAGCAAACCACCTGATAGTATCATCTTCTCTTTGGATAGTGTCTCTTATGGTTTCCCATACTCCACCATCCACTACTGTTTCTTTAAGACCCTTCTCATAATCCACATCAATCATGGATTTCATCTGCTCAAACTTAATACCTGATACCGCCAGTGATACTCCATAGGAGATAGCAAGGGTAGCAAGTGCAGTAGTGACTAAGGCTATAGCAGCAGGAGTACCAGTCCCTACTGTAGCAACTGTTACTACCACAGCAGCTACTATCAGAACAGCTCCTACTATGATCTTCCATAGTTGTGACTTCTTGGCTCTTTCACCTACTACCATATCATAGAAGACAGTACTGACAAAGTTAAAGCCTGAGATACTGGCATCTCCATTGAATATCCTTACACCATTAAGGACTGTATGAGTTCCAAAGTAAATAGGGTTGTTATGCTCTTTGTAATATGGCCTTGTCATGAAGTTACTATAAGAGGTATCATTCTCTCTTATTAAAGAACCATACTTCAGACTGTTATTGAATCCATCAATGAATACACTTATATCAAAGTCAGCACCCATGACATACATACCTATCTTATTATCCACTGATACATTATAATAAGTATTCTCACCATAGTTCTGGTAAGAGGCTGCACTCAGGTATATCACCCTGTCCTTTGCAGGAAAGTCTATATCAGGAGGATTATAACCAACATTGGTATTCCTGTATCCTATGACTAAATCAAATCCATCATCATCTTTATCCTTTCCTTTATGCACTTCAGGGTTATAGCTTGTACCAGCTTGTACATCCTGAACATAAACTCCCCTGCTTCCCTGATCTCCGGGTTTGCTTCCCGGAGGGCCACCATTACAAGTACTCCCATCTGTATTGGAGATAGTAGGCATATCAACAGAAGTCTGATCATAGCTGGCCTCAATATGTACAGAGGAGAACTCTGTTTTCTTATTGAAGAACTGGAACTCAGGATTCCAGAACCACATACTTCTGTTAGTATATTGTAATGTCTTGGAGACAGCAGCAGGTCTTCCACAGTTATCTACAGCATAGTACTGCTTGGGAGTGATTAAACCAAATGACCTGTATTGCTCAAACTGTGTCATTGGCCCAAAGATGGCATTGTCAATAATGAGCCTGTCATCTTCAGTTCTTTCATTTCTCATAATGTAGATGCCAATACAATCAGGGTGAGGCTTCTCAATATTAGAGAATTCAATTCCCAGTATGTCAGATGTATAATTATTGATAGAACTTGAAGCCGGATAAGTCTCATAGGTATATGCAATCAAAAATCTTTCATTGCCGGGAAGTTGATATAGTGTTGCCAGTTCACAGGCAGGGTCTAGCTCTGCATGTTCTCCGGGATTTATTTCATCTAAAGGTTCAAAGGAATCATAGAGAATAATATCAGAGCCTATCTCTGTATCAACTAAGTTGCCACTGATAGAATCCAGATTAGGAGAACCAGTAATCTGATAGTTAAATGTGAATGATATTACTGCTGGCTCTCCTCCCACTTCAGGATACTCATCAGGAGGAGTGGGGCCTGTCCATGCTGGATTCAGGGTAATGTTGATCTTCAACCTGAACTTATTAATGGTGGTTACATCATCAGATTTCTCATAGAGGGGTATGCCCAATTCAGTTCTGAAAGGGAATCTGTGATGTCTTACACGCTTACCAACTAAGCTGTTTCCATCTACATCAAGACCCCAATAGTTAGATGTACTGCAATTATGTGTATCAATGTAACGTGTATTTAACTCATGCAACTTCATGTCAGAAACTATGTTAGTGCTGCTCTTTCCCGGAATATGAAAACCAGGGGAGATCAGGTTTCCCGGAAAAACATAGTGAACACTAAATGAATACACTTCTCCGGGCATATATCCTCCATACATGAATGTTGACTTGGCATTCTTAATGTTAGGCTCAGAGATAACATTGTTAAGGACTACCTCTTTCAGTGCTACTTTGCTACCAATCTTGGAGGCAAACTTCTGGAATTCACACCAGTTGTATTCTGAACCCTTAGTATTATATAGCTGAAGCCTGTTCTCAAGTTGTGTGATATGCTGTGGAGCAAAGATCACTTCATTGTCTACAAGAATATCTGCCAGAGTACCTTCAGCCAAAGCAGAGTCATTACCTGAATAAATAAACCTGCTGTCAGTAGTAGTGTTGATATCTGATATCAGCACCTTATCAGGTGTGCCAATATTACCAGCAGCCCTAATGATAGCTATCCTGTAATAAGGGAATGAGGTATCAAGATTGGTGAGGGTTAAGATGATTGACTTATTAGCTCTTGGAAATGATTGAGAGCTGGTATTCACATTCCTGCTACCTCTTATAGTATGGAATGGAGAGGTGAGCTGGTCATTGAATATCCTGACAATATTGGAAGTAGTTATCCACTCTGTAGGATTAAGGTCTTCATCCACTAACTGTATGGCAAAATTATAAGAGCCGGGAAGTATAGCACCTGTCTCAGATATTTCCACATTGCTGAAGAAGGGAATGGAATCAGGGACTTTGATAAGATCAAAGGAAGAACCATCATATTTATCCAATGGGTAAGTGGCAGGATTACCACCTGACTTTAAATACTCCTGAAAGGCAACAGTATAGAAGTTATGTGGCCTGTCAAGATTATAGGTCTTGGCTACATTATGAGCATCCACCCAGTAGATGACCCTCTCCCTGCCTCTTCTTAACCTGTATTCAATTTCACATTGATGCCTGATATCAAAGCCTATGACTTGGGTGGAGACTAAGGTAGTGTACCTGTGGTCTTTGGTGATAATACCAATCTCATCATAGCCAGTAACAGGATTGACTGAGAGGATAACACTCAGATCATCTTCTATGTACCTGTCTCCTATTGGCTTGTAGCCACTGGTAATATTGCCTACAAGATAATTAGACCTTTCATTGGAGATACTGCCTTGCTTACCTGTAATAGATTCATCCACTCCACAGAAGGTATATCTTGAAGTCCCCCTTGGTTGATTCAATGGATCATTATCAGTATGAATACCATCAGATATATCCTGTGGGATAACTTTATAATCAGGTTCTCTTGTAGGCATAGGTCTTAATTTCCAACAAAGTATCTTGCTTTATTATTTCTTGAATCAGGATCATTGAAAGCTCTTAATTCAGCCTTGTTCATATTGCCAAAGAAGCTATAGTAATGATTGAGAGGCAGCATATACCTGCGTTGTCTCAGGTAGTTCTCATGCTCATCCACACCATTAAGCATCAGGGCCTTATTGCCAGCCTGCTTACAATACCAATGCCAGTCAATGGCAGCTTTATCAGCCTTGCCACAAGCTCCTTCCCTGCCACTGAAGCACTGCTTATCCAGTATCTTCATCTTGATGTATCTGGTAATAGCTTCAGTATAGCTGATGTCTTCAGGTATCATAGGATATCCTGTATCAAGGTCAACTATTTGACGGTTATAAGCAATAGCAATAGAACCTGTTTCAAAGCTGAACCTTAAAATCTTTTTCAGGATAACTGAGTATTCATCTGTGTTTGATTGATACAGAGGAGAACCTGTCTCAGGAGTTTTGCACACAAGGGAATTAAAGAAGCTATGGGTAGCAAGGCTCACTGTGCTGTAGCTGTTCCTGTACATCTTGGAATTTCTCCAGTTGAAATACTCTGACTGCAAATCAAAGTAAGGTCTGTAATAAGCCACATCATAATCATTGAGGGGCATGCCATTACAGTCAAGGATAATATAGTCCAGCTTTTGATCTGAGGGGCAATCAGCACAATCAGAGGGACTGGTACTGTCACTATCAACAGTACAGAGTTCTTTGGCTACAGCAGCAGGACAGAACTTATCATCAGCAGGCCCACCCCAATCCCTGTTCCTTGCTATTTGAATGATATTATGCAAGCCATTGGGAACAGCACACTGGTGATTCTTCACCTCAATAAAGGCTACAGCTTCTTCAGAGGCTTTAATAGCTCCCACAGCTTCAAGAGCTTCACCACACCATTCTATCACATCACCCTCATTGAAGTCACCAGTGACATCCCTGACCAGCTTGCTGAATATCCTGTCTACGGAAACATAACTAAAGTCCATAGTAGTAATTGTTTATTAGTCCTCACCTTCAAACTCATCTGCCAGAGCCTCATCATTTAACTTGATGGTGAGGGGATCTGTTTTTGAATACCACTTCTTGCTATAGTAAGCCCATTCCTTCTCACCCTTATACTCATAGCTGATATCAAAGTTCTTACTTATCAGCCATCCATTCTCTATCTCTTCTGTCTCAGTTCTCACAGTCTTGCTTATGATCTTGGCACCAGCAGGAGGCTCTCTCTTCTCTTTTACCTTATCAGTCACAGTGGTAGAAGTGCTTCTTAGCTTGGATGCCTCTTTGAGTTTTGATGTTGCCATGATAGTAGAATTTATTTATACTGTGATTTATCTCTTTTAACTGATATAGCATACTCCTTACCCTGATTGATAAGCCTGTTCAAGGCTCTCTTATTAGCTCTGCTTAGTTTGAAATGATAATACTGTTTGTTATATAATCTTGACTTACCAGTGTACCATTTAACTGAATAAATATTACCATCACTGTGTTCATTAAAGCAATAAACCAACTGCCTGTTGGCTTTAGCTACAGGATCACTATCCCATAGCTTCTTGGTCTTTGACCATGATGGGGGTACTCCTTTTATCTCTCCATGCTCATTAATATAAGCCTTTGACTTATACCCCCTGACTCTTAAAGTTCCCAGACTCTCACCAACTCCCAGCTCTACATCATAACCCTGAAGCAGTTTGTTTACCTGAAACTTCATAAAACCTTGTGTGATCTTCAGGTAGAGATTGATATCAATAGTGGTTTTGGGAGCAATCTCCGTCTTATAATATTTATAGCCTTGCCTTAAGTTCTTTACTTCAATCATAATTATCTCCTTGCAGGATTAGGCTGATGAACCATGCCTGTAGGCATATCATCATCCTGTGAATTGGATAGTCTGTCTTCAGTTAATTGTTTCATGATAATGATCAGTTCCTCATTGGCAAGCTGGATAAGAGGTCTTATAGAATCACCTTCAAGGGGAAACTCCATATCCAGTATATCTTCACAGCAATCAGGGCATTCATTGACACAGATAGAGGGAAATAGCTTAGCTGCTACAAAGTCATCATATAATCCCTTAATAGCTACAGCCTTTAACTGTTTTACTATAGTGATATACACCCTCTCATTGTGAGGAAACCATTTAGGAATCTTGGAAGTGAACTTATTGCCTTTGCTGTACTTCTCATCCTCATAAGTGGTCTCATCAAATGTGATTGAACCATCAATGGTCATCACTGTCTTTATCATGTGTGAATCAAGATTAGTGATAGGCTTGGGTATCTTATGCTTGGTTCTTAATATTATACAGCCAGGAACAGGTACACAGGGACATTCATGCAAGGGAGCTTTCTCCAACTCTGCACAGGGTAATGTCTGGTAACTCCAATCACTGATGATCTGGCCCTTATCAGCCTTCTGTCTTAGCAGTACATTCCTTGCTGTAGTCACAGCAGAGTAGATATGCCTGTTGACAAGCCTTGTATCATCAGACTGTACTCCCTTGGAGTATAATGATTGAACACGCTGTAAAATATCACCAAGCAACATAATCAGGTATTAATTTACTTCTTTCAATAAGATGTGCTTTAAGCTGATCAACAAAAGAATAACATTCATATATTTTATATGTAGCATCTGCTTTCAGATACGCTAATAATCTTTTGGTGATGGATAATCCAATTTCTTCCAGCATAATTTGATAGTAAGAGAACTGTAGCTGATAGTGATTATAAGGATGATTCTCCAAGTAATTGAAAGGGAAGAGCAGCATGGCCCATCTCTTAAACAGGTCAGCATTGGTCTTGTAATCAGCCAGTGCCAGCTCCCCTGTCTTTCTATGCCTGAGCAGTAAATCTGCTGTGCCAGCATAGCCAAACTCCCTTGAATACATTCTTATTTCCCTTGCCACTATCTCATACTCCTTCAGGATAAAGGTCAGGAACTTAATGCCAGCCTGCTCCTGTGGGGTCATGGGAGTCTGAAGTCCAGAGTATCTTTCCATGAAAGCATGGGTCTCATGTCCCAGATCACAGGCTAATTGATTAATGGTCTGCCATCTATGCTCCAGTTCATGTTCAGATATATTCTCCTTCTTTGCACATATAGGTAACCATTTGGTTTTATCAAAAGGAGGGACATGTTCTTCCACCAAGGCACTTACTGACCTCGGAACTCTGGCTCCCTCCCAACAGTAAATATGCCTTTTCTCCTCAAAAGTGAGAGAGGAGAACTGCTTGGTTATATAGTTGTGAGTTTGTACTGCTGTCATGATTTAGGTTTATCATTGTGATTACCATTGGTATTGAACAACTCACAGAAATCAACTATGTTCTGGCTCATAAAAAGCCACTTGGTAGGCTTCACATATTCACCCAATTTATCAAACATCGCATCTTCAAGCTTTATTACTCCATCATAGTCTGATACCTTTAATGAGATATCTTTTTCTTCAGGTATCTCAGAATCATCATAGATCATATCAGGTTCAGCTTCAGCTAAAGCTTTTGCCTCTTGCTGTGCCTTAATTAACCTGTTTCTCTTTTCCTTTCTCTTAACTGCCTCATAGTCTTCAAGCACCTTACTTATCTTCAGCCTGTTCATCATGTCTGTCACCTCAAATCCACCAGCAGGTGTATTCTTGATGGCAGTCTTAATGAGCAGAGCAGTGGTGAGTCTGAAGGGCATCTCTCTTCCAGTCTCATCAATGTATAGCTCATCAGTTGTCTTAATGGTAATACTTTTCATAAATGTGTGTATTTTAAGTGATTACCTAAAGTTAAGCATAGGGCACGAATAATGAAAATATTTAAGGGTGTACAGGTTTGGTTATTGTAACACCATTGCTAAGTCTAACCAATGCTGTAACTGATGTCACAGTTACATCTGAAGTTGGTGCTTTAACTACTATGTACATCTCATCACTTGCAGATGCTCCACTATTATCAGTTACAGTTAGCCTTACTACTGTAGTACCTTCTGTCAGGTCTTGAACCATTGTAAGATATGAGTTAGGATTAGTGATGCTACCACTACCAGAAACTATGCTCCATAGTGGGGTAATAATACCATCTGAACCTGTGGCTGCACCAGCTATGATAACTCTGCTAATAGGTAATGTGATTTCCCTGTCTGAACCTGCATTAGCAACAGGGGGTTCACCCTCTGCCTCTTCTGCCACTGTAATATTCACTGTATCCAATGCAGTAGCTCCACGATTATCTGTGACCTTAAGTTGAAAGGTATGTAGTCCCGGAACTAACCCTGTAACAGTAGTAATTGCTGTATCAGGAGAAGTGATAGTAGCAGCCAGTGTAGTTATCTTAGTCCATTGATATGATGTGATAGTTCCATCTCCATCTGTACCTGCACCTGTCAGTGTCACAGTATCTTCCTCAGTATCCTGATTAGGCCCTGCATTGGCAGTTGGAGGCTGATTAGGAACTGTATCTGTGATATTGATAGTACCTATGATATAGCTGCCATCAGATTGCCTGTCCTCATTGTACAGTGGCATTGGTTGCCTGTATCCTGTAGGATCAGTGATAACAACAGCCAGTTTATATGCTCCCTGTGGCAGGCTGAAGGCTAAGCTGTCAGTAACAGCAACAGGAGTGGTAGTAGGAAGGAAGAACTTTACTTCATGGCTGGATTTCTTGGCATATTCAACCTGACCACTTTCAGAGTATAGTCTTAATTCTACATCCCAGTTCATATACACAGGGCATACACCACCATTTTTCCAGTTCAGGGTAACAGAGGCAGAGGTATTGGTGAAGCTGAAGCTACCACCAGATATCTGTATCTTGCTTCCAAGCAGGGCAAATCCTGCCCTGATGTTCTCCCTTGATTCAAGAGCTGAAGGATAACCACCATAGTTACCATTACCAATACTTGTTCCATGATATAGCTCCACCTGTCTTACTAAGTCATAGAAATTACCAGTATTCCAGCCCGGAGGCTCACCAGTGATAGGCCCTGTCTTGTATTTATTTCTTGCTAGTTCCCCAAAGGTGGGAGAACCATCAAAGGTATAAGGATTGTTTTCAAGCACTGAAGAGAGATACTGATCATCAGCACTCCACTGATCTTTCCTGAAGCCTACCTGACCCCATGCATTCCTTGCATAGTGGGCATAGTGTCCCACTTCAGGATAAGGATGGAAGGCATCAATGAATGAAGCTCCACTGTCATAAGCTGCCACCATGATGACCAGAGGCCATTTATCAAACACTTCAGTGTGAGTATCAATGATGGCTTTCAGAGCATTGATAGTAGGCTGTCTGCCAGCAGGGAAAGTACTCCATGTACATACACCTGACACATGCCACTCACCCCAGCTACCAAAACCCCTGATGTCAATGAACTGTATGGCATCTGCAAACAGTACTTCCTTGCCTGCATTTGGCCCATCATTAGGAGTATAGCTTGTCTCTAAAAGGTGATCTCTCATTTCCTGATGCAATGCCCTCAGACCTTCAATGTAGTTCTCACTATTCCAGTTTGGCATCCAGATACCATTTTTCTGCCAGTCCTTGTTGTTATCACTTTCATTCTGCATCTGCCTGTGCAGCCACAGTGGGTAATTGGCAGAGCTTCCATCAGGATACTCATTCTCTCCCCTGTCAGCATTATAGGTCATGATACCAAATGAAAGCCTTTGGCCATTGTCAATAGCACTCCTGACAAGGCCATCAAAGTAACCCCAGTCATAATTGGGTTCATTTGCTCCATCATCTATTTGTGTCCATGCAAACCTGTAATAGACATCAAGGGAATTTTCCTGGTTGACTGGTTGTGCTTCATTGGGGTAGCCAATTCTCTCAGTACTGTTATGCCATTGTTCAGGGCCAGATTCAGGTCTGATTATAGCAGTAGAGAATAATAGTGGTTTAAGAGATGATGTTGCCATAAATATTTGTTTTACTGGTTTATAATTACTAAGGTCTTGAAGTTGTAAGTCTTTGCCATGATTTTATGTAATCTATATACATGCCTCTTAAAGTTGTTCCCACTGATTTTATTATCTGGAAGCATGGTTGAGCAACATTATTAAATACTACCAATGCTACTGAGCCTGCCAGTACATTATTGATATAATAATCTGCCTGTGTTGCTAATTCATTTACAAATATCTCAAATAGATGAGAACCCGGTGCTACTGGAATAGTAGTAACAAATGAAGTCCTCACACCATTCTTTGCTGTCTTTAATTGCCAATTAGGTGAAATTAACCTGTCATACTCAAAATAAACTCCATTGTCTGTATCAACAGGGGCAGATGCACCCATTAGTCCAAACCTAAGAGTAAATTCTTCCAATGCTGTTGAGATATTATCAAATCTTGGTGCAAACATCTTAAAATATACTGCTCCTGTTTGAAAAATAAATCCTGATCCTGCATTATTTAATGAACCCTGATACAGGATAACTCTACCTGTTGCACTGACTCCTGTATTTGCATGTAGTACTGTACCTGATATTGGAGCAACATATGATGGTGTAGCAACTCCACCTGTTACACCATAGTAGAATTCCCATACAAAACCAGCAGCACCTATCCTATGAAAATCATCAAAGACCATGATAAACTGCTCCCTGTCTGGTGGGATCATATTCCACCTGCCATTTAAGTAATAGTACTTAGCAGCAGGTGCATCTCTTGCATCATCAGTCTGAAAGAACTCATCTCCATTAACAGGAGTAGCATTCACCTTATCAGCATAAGTTCCTGTAACACCTCCTGATAACTGTCTTGATAACTGCTCTGCATTAACAGTTCTTATCAGCTTATTCTCTATTACCATATAGCCTTCAGGGATAGCTTTAGCTGGTGGAGGATTTTCAATAGCATCCACCCTCCTGTCAAGCTGATTAAGTTTAGAAAGTTCTTGAGGTAATATCATAAGCTTGGCTTATTTACTTTAGGTTTTTGTATCTGAACCTGACCACCCTGACCCTGAATTATTTCATCTTTAAGTGTTTTTAATAACTCCACTAATGACTGAGAATACACTCTCACTTCAACAAAGGTATTACTTAAGTGATCATTAGCTGGAAGACCTGTGACAAGATCAGTAGTAACTATCTCTATGGTACTGGTATCAAGCCAAACTCCTGTAACCTTAGTGCTGGTCATGTTATCTATAGGAATGATAGCAGTTCTTCCTACTGGAAATACACTAACAGCAGTCAGGATATACCTGCCAACAGCTTCATAGACCCATGTTGGATTTTTCTTTAATGAGTTGTCCAATAGCACAGCTACAGGAGCAGTAGTTCCTGTCTGGGAAAGTAAGGCTGCATAAGCATTATAAGAAAGACCAGCATTAGGATTACCGGGAATAGTATCAGGTCTGCCACCACTGTTAAGTACTTCCAGAGCCTTTGCCATAGGTACAGCAGATAGTTTCATATTTGACATTACCATAAGACTTTCAGGGCCTATGTTGGAAGGTGGAGGATTCTCTATCTCTGTAATCCTTCTCTCAAGATTATTAAGTCGTGATATTAAGTTACCTATATTGCTCATAAGGATAATAATTTAATGATTAAGGTCTTATTACTGTTAATCTCTGCCATGCTTTTATATAATCCAAAGTTATAGTTCTGGGAGTAGTTCCTGCTGATTTCATTAACTGGAATATTGGAGAGCCAAATACAACAAAAGGAAAAGCTAAAGGTGTAACACTACCAACTAATACATCATTAATATAGTAATCAGCTTGTGTAGCTGCTGCATTCACAAATATCTCAAATAAGATAGTACCTGTAGCAACAGGTACAAGACTGTCAAGAGTTGTCCTGACTGCATTCTTTGCTGTTCTTAATAACCAGTTAGCAGAGGTGAGCCTGTTATATTCAAAATAAACTCCTCCATCCAGATCAGCACTTAAACCTCCTGCACCAAAAAAGCCAAGACCCACCCTGATAGTAAATTCTTCTCCTACTGTTGAAAGGATAGGAAAGTCTATAGTACTGCACTTAAAGTAACATGCACCACCTGTGAAGTATAAACCTCCTGAAGAGTTGTTAAGAGAACCTGCATATAATGTTACCCTGCCTGTATTGATAGCAGCAGTACTGAATACCACTGCTCCTGGCCTGTTTGCATATAAGCCAGTAGGAGTGGCTGAACCTGTTATGGCATAAAAGAACCTGTTAGTGCTGACACCATTGCCACCTACTAAGAGAAAGTCCTCAAATGCATAGACTAATTGCTCTGGATTGAGGAGAAGATAATTCCACCTGCCATTAGCATAGTAATACTTGCCAGCAGGTGCATCCCTGACATCATCAGTCTGTATAAACTCCATTCCGGGAACAGGAGTAGCAATAGCTACCCTGTTAGCAGCAGTTCCTATATTGCTGACTTCAACCAAAGCACAGGAGAGAAATAGCTGTGTGGCAGTGTTAAGTGGAGCCAATGCAGGATTATTGGAAGGTGCACCTGCAAGCACTACTGTCAAGCCTAAGTTATTAAGTACAAAGCTGTCAAGCCTGTTATAGAGTGGACTGGGTGCAGTAAGTACAAAGTCAAAGCCAGCAGGATTAGTGATGGTCTGATCAAATTTGACCTTATTGATATAATAGATAGCAGGAGAGACATGATAACCATAACCACCAGTCCATGTAACCTCACCTCCACTGACAACTCCATATTTCACCAAGCCTGAAGTGTATAAGCCATCTGGAAGCACTGCAATATCATTATCAGGTTGAGGGGATATAAGTGCAACAGCTTTCAGGGGAGTGGCTGACTTGCCAGTTCCCTGAAGGTCTATACTTGCTGTATCCTCTACTTTGATTTCAGCATCAGTAAGAGCTTCAGCCATAGCAATATCTATAAGAGATTTGATATAACAATCAAGGCTCTTGATGTCACTGAAGTTTGAAGATAGTATTTGATGTGTCTTACTCATTGATTATAATTACAAGGTACAAGTATTGAGAATAGCATCAGCAGCCCCCAAGAACCTTACCTGAATGGTGTAATTCACTCCACCAAGACCACCAAAGCTGCCTGCATAATAAAATAATGTTGGATCATTTATTGTCACTGGACTACCTTCCACTGATGCAGTGCCAATGTTATAGGCATATATCTGCATCTTCAATACAGCAGGATTATTAATAACTGAAGCTGCCACAGCAACTTCATAGTTGAGAGTTGCTCCTGAGAATGTAGTTACCACATCAGTGGGACAAGCTGTATTCAGTGTCAGTGGACAGGTAACAAGATCAGTGGAATCAGGTATATAGTTAGGGTTAGGATTGCCATCACCGTCAAGCACAGTATTATTTGCAGTTTCTCCTGTTGGAGCATTGCCATCATTAGCATCCACTTCCTGTAATGTCACTACAATCTTCTTTCCTGTATTCTGACTACCAGTAGTAGTGCTGACAAGAGTAATAACACCATCAGTTGCAGATGCAGGCATACCACTCCATGCACCCAAGCCAGGAGATGTGCCAACCACATTAGTAGTTCCCGGAATACCAGCACCATTGATGTAATATTGGTTCTCAAACATATTGCTGAAGACAAAACCAGTCCTGTTCATCAGGTACATTCTCTTAATGGGGCTTGCATCAACACTATTATTTATCCCTGTATAGCCTATATACAAGTCACCATTGACAGGGTTAATCATGCCATTGTAGCCTGCATTAGCCTTACCCTGCCTGTTCACTGCATCTATTGTTTGTACCACAGTATGAGTGACTACATCTATGATGAACAGCTTGCTTGAGCCTATATCTGTGATAAACATCCTCTGTGAAACAGGATCATAGAAGCCACCCTGCCAGTACTTGCTTCCACCACCAGTCCATGTAGCAGCTCCCGGAAGTGTTATCACAGCAATTGATGTATCCAAAGCTGTATTATATACTCCTACTGTACCTGTTGTACCATTACTGGTTATTGCATATAGTTCATTTGTAGCTGTAGCTTCAATTAACTGGATTACTCCACCTAAGAAGTTTCCATTGAGAGGTATCCCTGCAATAGGCACTGTGCTGAGTATGGTTTGTGTCTCCCTGTTGATGATGATAATACTGATAGCAGCATCATTACAGTATATCCTGTTACTGGTAACTGTCAGTAATGTTCTATTAAAAGCTCCATTAGTACCAAAAGCAGCAGGAGTAGTGACTGTATCAGTGATGATATTATAGACCAGCATTCCTCCTGTATTTGCACCTACAAAATAGATCTTCTTGTTTGGGCCATCTATGTAAGTATTGTATAATGCAGGATCAATGATCTGTGTGGAGTGAGTCATGTGTGCAGGAAGGGTAGCTGTATCAGGATTGAACCAGTATACATTACCTGCTGCATCATCCTGATCAGCAATATAGACAAGATTGGAAGCAACATCATACCATGCAGTATAAGGAGAGGAGAGACCAGATATAGTCTTCACCACACCAAATCCACCTTCTTTCTCACACTGTACAGCAAGAGGAATCCAGATAAGGTCTTCCACTATTACTGGTGCATCAGTGGTGAGATTATAAGGCCCGCATACTGTATTGAGATAGGAGGACTGTGAAGAGTTGACCTCTACTCCATTGATGGTAGTATAGAGGACAGTTTGCCAGTAATAAGCAGTGCTGCCTGTTAGTCCTGTGGCTGTAGCTATAGCCTGATTTGCCACACTGGTTATGATAGTAGGGCCAAAGACAATGGTATTATCACTGGCCTTGCGCAGAGTAAACCTTACTTTAGTGATAGCAGTGCCAACCAAGCTGACCACAGCCTGTGCAGTAACATCAGTATTGGAGAGAACTGGCTCAATGCAGACAAAGGCTATCTGCTCCCTTGTGCCATTATTATTGGAAACAGGGCCATTCTCTGTACATTCACTCTCCACTTTAAACTCTACTATCCTGTTGGCATCAAGGCTACATATATCAATTACATTTTGAGATGTAGGCATAGGATTGGCATCATCAAAACCTGTGTTAAGCCAAGGAACATCACCTTTATACCTCCAATAAGCTGTCTGTGTAGTATTATTGGGGTTGGCCAGAACCTCTGTGTTATCCCATGCAAGTGAAAAACATGCCATTGTTGAATAGTTTATTATGGTTCAAAATAAGAGGCCACTATCATTCCCATAGGTCTTGAGCATACAACAGGAAGAAGAGCTGTCACTACTAAGCCTTCAGGCCCAAAACAAGGCTGGTAAGCAAATCCACACTGCATACCATCAGGAGTAAGATAACAGCTTATATCATCCTCACAATCATTGGCATCCACTATAGTCACTCCTATCAGTGATGTCATGGTTTCCAATACCTGACCCTCTTTCAGTTTCAATTTTACTTCAGGGAGACCATTAGCACCTACCAGTTCAAAATCATCACTCTCAAAAGTCCAGAGATAAGACTTGAAGGGCAATGTTCCTCCCACATAGTTCAGGACTTTAATATCAAAGATAATATCAGCTTCAGGGTTAGCAGGTGGATTTAAAGTAGCTGATATACTGAGCAGATTAAAGTTACAAGTGAAATTAACTGCCTGATCTTTTTCACAAGGTGGGGCAGGATAACAAATATGATGATAAATGTCAGCACAGTTCAGGTATTCAAGATAGTTTTCAATGAAAATCTTAGTGTTATCACTGGGACAGGTAAAGCCATATTGCAGCTCTGCCAAGTCTTTCAATACCACATCTACTATATTACATTTAGCAACCACAGTCATTAATTAAGTTAGGGTCAGCAGTATCCAATATGTTAATTAAACCTTTGAAAGCTTCACAGAGTCCATCACAATTACAGGCACAGTTTGAGCCATTGACAAGACCATAATGAAGCATAATAGCAGTGCTGCCCATCTTCTCAAGATTCACATCCTCAGTCTCCTTCAAGGCACTGTCAAGTAGTCCAGCTACCCTGCACTTGGTAGTCATATCAATGAAGGCACAGTTTTCCTCATAAATATAACCTTCTCCTCCCTCTTTTATCCATTTGATAGAAAACTTATATATACCATCAACAAACTCAGTAGCTCCATTAAAGAACTCAGGCTTGACATAGATGGCCTCTTCCTCTGTATTGAAGTAGTAAATATTGCTGGCAGGGAGAGTCTGGCCAAAGGGAATGGGGGTGTAGGGAAAAACTGTACCATACATGGCATCAGTAATAACATAGTTGTCAGGAATGCCCTCCACATTCATGATATTGCCACCAGTGAAAGTAATGATAACATCAGTGACAATGGACAGGTTAGTTAAGAACCACTGATCAATAGCAGTCTTCATGGAAGAAGGATCAAAGCCAACACTCTCCAAAGTACAGTTATTGGTGCCACATGTGCCCAAGACAGGAGACAGGTCAACATCAACAATAATAGCTTGGCGATTAACACTAAAGATGGACTGGATACCTATCTCAGATAATGTTTCCTGCTTATTTACAGCTTCAGATAAATCTGCTGACCAAGTAGCTTCCGCAGTGAGATCAAATGAAAAAGTACTGACCTGATCAGTACAATTTTCCTTACAGCAATTGATGTTGCCAGTCAGGATAAAGCTCTCTATGGTGAAGTCTTCTAGTTCATCTGCAAAGTCAGTCAGTTTAATATAGTTATGATACTTTAATATGACCATGAGAATAGAAGTTTAAAAATGTCAGATAAAAGTAAGGGCAGTGGAAACTGCCCCTCTCAGATCAATTAAGATATACACATTATTAAGACAAACTTTCTATTCCATCTGTAGCAGCAACCAGTGTTGTAGTAGCCACATTTGTACAACCATCATTAGCAGCAATGTCATCAGCAAATGTCCCAAATTGTGTGAAGATCAGGGCAAAGAATGCTCCTATTGAAGTTGTTGTGACTGTATCAGCACAAGGCACAGCTATGATAGTTTCAAGATTATTCAGGTATTCAAGCCATCCTCCCACACTTGCCTGATCATAGGCAAGGATCACAGTGTTGTAATTGGCACCCGGAGTAGCATAATAAATTGTACCACCATTTCTTTCAAGACCATGCACTGCAGAAGTCCTGTAAGGGCCAGGTTGACCATTTGTGCCTCCTGACATGTATTCCAATTGGCGGATATCATAGCCACTGCCTTCACTGTTTGCAGCTTCAGTTACTACTGTAACTGTACCACTGCATTCAAAACCAACAGGCAGGGAAACAATAAAGTCAATATTGCGATTCTTTACATATTTCAGGTTGATAGAGCCATTATAGCCATTGATAGCCATTGGCACACCTGTAATCCTGATGCCGGCACCTGCTCCCACATAAGTGGACTGGAAGGTATCAAAGGCAGCACCAGCAGCAATAGAGGTCTTGGTAGCTGCAACAATGGGAGTAATGGTCATACCAGTTACAGGAGTGGTGTAAACCAAGGTTTCAGTTGAACCTGAAACAGAGGTCACAGGATAGATGCTGATCACACCTGCTGCATTGGTAGCCCTGTAAGGAGAACCAGTCTGTGTGTTGATCTTGGTGACAATCTTGCCAGCAGCTATTGTCACAGTATCACCAGTGGTCACTGGCACTGTGTAGGCAGTAGTACCTATGGTAATCACTGCATCTGCTGTGGCAGTAGGGCCTGCTGCTACTGTAGCAGTTATCTTGTTGACAACATAACTGGCAGTAAGCATACCATCAGGATCAGCATTGATCTGGTTGACAATTTGTTCTGCAATCTCATTAGGATCACCAGTACCACAATCCTCACAGGCATCTGCACAACAACCTGTTCTTGCATTGTAAGACTTGGTGAACTGGTTGAAGCCACTTTCAACATATACCTGACCATTGCGGATTTCAATTTTTACCACATAGTCCTCCTCACATCTTGCAGTGATACCCATGATATCCACCACTTTGGCAATGTCAGCTACAGTACCCCTGTAGGTGAGGGCTTTCACATTGCGGTTCTGGATTACCTGACCTGCTGATGTCTTGATGTCCTGTATAGAACCTACAGCACCGGGATCAACACCTACAGCAAGGTATATGTCTCTGCAATCAGTGGCCACAGAACCATCAACTGATAATCCTGTATGAAAATTAAATACTCCAAGCTGACCTACTGCTAGTGTATTAGGTCTTGCACCAGCAGCTAATAGTGCAGCATTACCAGAAGTAACTAATACTTGTGAAACAGGGTTTGTTGTTGCCATTTTTTTGAATATTTAAGATATAAATTATTATTACTGTGTCAATTCTACTCCTTCTTTCTTAGCCTGTCTGTCAGGCATATTCAGGTTTCCGGATATGATCAGTACAGCTAAGTCAACTATTTCCCTGTGTACTGGCTTTGGTAATATACAATCCTGTGTACCTGTGAGGACTACACCATCTAATGTAGTATAAGTACCTCCTGGCCAATCAGCAGCATTGTGTATCCTTCTTGGTTCTTTGAGGTATTCAAGTATGACCTTAGTGATGCTGTAAGTACCATCAGTAAAGACCCTGATACCTTGATCATTGAACCTCATATTTGAGACCCGCCATATAAAAGAACTTCTGTCAAATGGAGAGAGTTCATGTTCATCATCATGCTGAACCTCTCTAAGCTTGAGGACTTTATCCACACATGTTCCTTTAGTCCCCAGTGCATAAGCCTTTGCCAAGAACCAAAAATCTGCTGGCAATGTTGCCATGTAAGAAGTGCTGTCAAAGACTGTTGGAACTATTCCAGTAGCAGGTATCTGGTCTACTACTATTGTTCTTATGTCATTAATAGTTCTCTGGTTCAGTTCAAAGCCTATCTGTTTTCCATATCTGGGTTGTGCTATGATCTTTACAAATACCTCCTGTGCCTCATTCAATTTCCAGTCTATTTCAGGTACATATAAGTTCCTGTATTTCTGACTATCAATCTTATTGAGTTTCTGCTTGAGATCATAATGCATTTCCTTTGATGTCATGCCAGCTTATTTATTTCCTCTTTCAAGGATAGCCACTTTCAATTTTGCATTACTGGGACTCTTGAACCATTCCACTGCTGCCTCATAATCAATTCCTATCAGTTCTCCCATGTAATAGATACTTCCTGCCTCCTTGGTCAATATATCTCTTTGAAGCAGGTTAAGTACTGATGCCCTTACTGCCACTTCTTCCCTGCCCATGCTCACCAGTTCTGTAAATTCAAGTATTCCGGGCTGGTTAGGTTCATTGTTCTGGATGATGGCATCAATTTCCACATCAATGAAATTACCACTTCTGCCCTTCACTGATTTCTTGGATAGTATCTGGATGATATTAGCCTTGGAATCATCACTCATTTCAAGGAGCATGGCACTTGCTTTTCTGCGAAGCTGGACTTTATTAGCCTTGGATGATACTTCTTCTTCCTCATCAAAGATCACATGGGTAGCATCAGGCCATTTACCTTCTTCATACTCCTTCATGGAGTTTGCCACCAGCTTGTTAGCCTTCATCAGCTTCACCTTCACATACTCAGCAGGTTTGCTTATGTCAAAGATCATTGTGTGATTCTGCAACATCACTGTTCCCGGCTTAGTGCTGTAGTAAGGATGAGGTTCACTTGGATTAAAGGTATCAGATAAATCTGCTCCTATTAATTTTCCATATTTGATGGCCTCGTCTTCAGTTAAGCCTGTGGCATATTTACCAGTTGTATGTTCATAAAGAGCTTCAACTGCTTTTGGCTGTGCAAAGGACTCTTTCCCTTTCTTGCCATGCCATGATTTCCTGTCCAGTGGTCTTACTTCAACTTTTATTGCTGCGGGATCAGGTATCTGTGCAGGCATTGTTGTTGAAATAATCTGTGATTGTCTTGGTCTCGCTTCAGCTACCTGATCAAAATCTGTGATCTCATCTGCTAGTGCCATAATAATTCAGTTTTTGTCGTTAATAAATGTGTTGATCTTAGTCTTAAAAAGAAGGTGGAGGCTAGTCTCCTCCACCCCTCGGAGGATATATCAAAGCAATGAAAACATAAACTTTAGTTACGGGACAGGATGAGTTCACCACATCTTGTCACATCTTCAATGTGGACACCACACTGTTTTTGCACATGCATTTCATAATAGTCACCGCTATGTGCCATAGAACCTTTGTTCACAGGCCCATAAGGAGTATGCAAACCATGTACATAGCCAAGCTTGAAGCTATTTGCCCTGTCAACAAGCTGGACATTGGTGCCCATTTCACCCTTGCCATTGAAATCAAGGAAGGTGATTCTTTGAGATTCAACAGGATAACCTGTTACAGGATCAATCTCAAAATTGATTTCCCTGTCATCATAAAGAGGGTTGTGAACCAGTTCCAGTTCAGCACCATTAGCCATGCGATATCTTACAAATTGGAAGCCGGCAACAAGGGCATTCTCATGGTAGGCTGATGTTGTCTTGTCAATGAGAACTTTATCAACCACTTGTATAAAGCCCCTTCTCTTTTCAGACCATGATTGTATAGCCCTGTGGAATTGGATCATTCCATACTCACCACTGAAGCCTTTAATTTTTCTTGTAGCTCCGGGTTTTACCCTGCTGTAGAAGATATCCATCAGGTATTCTTCTATTAAGGGGGCAGACAGGTGAGAATAAAAGTGTTGGTGGGAGTCTTCCAGTTGTTCCTGAACACCGGGGCCAGAATAGATTGGTCTGCCATTGGCACCAAGCACAGTGTCAGTGCTGCGGGAATACCAGTAGCCTCTTTCAATCTCCCTGTACCACTGTTCCCAGTATTCAACTTCAGCATATTTTACCCATGAATCATGCCACCTGCCTTTGCTATCCTGTATCTTGATAGCCAGCACTTCATTGGCAGCATCACCAGTTACCCTGTATTTCTTCCTGAAACGAGACATCCTGTTTTGCAAAGCAATAGGCAGGCTGTACTGAGTAGAACCAGATTGTTCAGCAGCTTCCTCATATTGAGAGTAAAGCTTGGCCCATTGCTGATTGGGAGACAGGTACTTGATTGGTAAGGAAACTGTAGGATCATCCCACATACCTCTTACTTCATAAATGAAGCCCTTACCATGTTTGAAGGATTGTGTTGTTACACGTACCTGCCACTTTTTATTACTTGACCCAGGATGGAGAATATCACCGGGAACATACCAGTCTTCATCAAGCTTCAGCTTGAAGGTCTGTTTAAATCTTCCGGGAGTTAAATTGGCAGATGGTTCAACATTCTCAATCACTATCAATGGTCTGGTGTTTGCACCCTTCATTGTCCACTCCCAGACAGTAGTATTGATTGTCTTTTGTTGTTTGCCAGCCAGCATAGTTGTCAGGGGGTTATCTGAGTATCTCTCAGATGTGAACAACTGTGTCATCTTGGGTTCAAACACTGTTGGCTTAATGAGTAAAGCTGCACCAAGGTGGTTCAGCTCCGTCATATTAGCATGCCAAGGCATTTGCTTAGTGATTAATCTGTTTAATAGTCTTGCCATTGTAACAAGTTTTTGTTTTATTTTAAATTACTTAACCTTCTTCAAAGTAGTCTGCCATTGATCTCTTAGTATATGATCCTGAAGAGGATGGCTTCACTCCTTTTTTAGCTTCCTGTAATTTAGACTTTG